AGAAGAATGGGAATTAGATGAGAACTTTTTTAGCAAAAGGCGGAATGCCAGCTAGAAATAAAAAGAACTTCAGGCCTACTAAGGCCGGAGCAGGCATGACTCGAGCCGGTGTCAAAGCCTATAGAAGATTAAATCCCGGTTCAAAACTAAAAACAGCCGTGACTGGTAAAGTGAAGCCAGGATCAAAAGCTGCTAAACGCAGAAAATCATACTGCGCAAGATCACTAGGTCAGCTCAAAAGAGCTTCAGCAAAAACAAGAAACGATCCGAACTCACGTATCAGACAGGCACGAAGAAGATGGAAGTGCTAAATGAAAGACCCAAAAGTAGGAACAGGTAAAAAACCGAAAGGTTCTGGTAGAAGACTATACACAGATGAAAATCCGAGAGATACAGTAGGGATTAAATTTGCAACACCTGCAGATGCAAGAGCAACTGTTGCGAAAGTCAAACGTGTAAACAAACCATTTGCACGTAAAATACAAATATTAACCGTTATGGAACAAAGAGCAAAAGTGATGGGTAAGAGTCAAGTTGCTTCCATAGCAAAAAAAGGAAAGGAAGCTATAAGAAATGCTAGAGGCGTTAAAAAAAAGGTATGAAGCACAAGTCGCAGAATCAATAGCAACAATAAATATCTATTTAAAAAGTCCAGTGGGTATTGGAGAACATCCTCAGCACTTAGATGAAGTAGATAAATTATTGCAGGTTATTGTAGATGCAGAAGAGAAAATTAAAATAATAGAAAGGTGGGTAAACTAATGGATCCATTAGTAATAATAGGAAAAATACAGAAGAGACTAAAACAAGAAATTGATCTTGTCGCAGCAGTGATGGTCGAGGGGGTTGACAATCACGATAAATATAAATATTTAGTAGGACAGGCACAAGCCTACGGAAAAATCTTACAGGAAATCTCTAACCTGCTAGAAGAAAAGGAGCAAAAAGATGAGCAAGGAACAGTTATCGACATCAACAGTCGAAATACCAAAAAATAGAAACGCACTAGAAGAGAAATACAAAGCGGAAAACGAATCAGCAAAAAGATTAGATCCTGACAATATAAAAGATATGGTAGGTCAATTACCAAATCCTGCAGGATATAGAATGTTAGTTTTACCTTTCACACCGAAAGAAAAAACTAAAGGAGGAATTATTTTTTCCCAAGAATCTTTGGATAAAGCAAGAATAGCTACTAACTGTGGTTATGTTTTGAAAATGGGAGATCTTTGTTATGCAGACAAAGAAAAATTCAAAGAGCCTTGGTGTAAATTAGGAGATTGGGTAATCTTTGCCAGATACGCTGGATCAAGATTACCAATAGAAGGCGGAGAAGTGCGAATACTTAACGATGATGAAGTGTTAGGGACCATAGATGATCCTGAATCAGTTCTTCATTATATTTAACATAGGAAGGAACTATGCAAGAAGAAGAAAAGAAAACGATAGATGTAGGTGAGGCTAATGAAGTCGAAACTGAAATCGATCTAGACAAACCGACGGAGCAAGCAAAACCCGTTGAAGAGGAGAAGGTTGAAGTTGAACAGGTAGAAGAACAACCTGTAGAAACTAAAACTGAAGAAACAAAAGATGAGAAAGCAGATGAGTTAAAATCATATAGTGAAGGCGTTCAAAAACGTATTGCTAAATTAACTCGAAAAATGCGTGAAGCAGAAAGACAAAAAGAAGAAGCAGTTGCTTATGCTCAAAACATGAAGCAAGAAAGAGACGATCTACAAAATAGATTTACCAAAGCGGATAAATCTTATGTGTCTGAGTTTGAATCAAGAGTAAAAACAAACATGGATGCAGCTAGAATGGCTTTAAGAACAGCTATTGAAGCAGGAGATGTAGATGCTCAAGTAAAAGCTCAAGAGCAAATGGCAAATTTAACTGCAGATGCAGCTAGATTAGCTTCTTTGAAATCAGTACAGGAAGAACCAAAAGTTGAAAAACAGGTAAATGTTACTCCACAACAGAGTCAACAACCTGCACAAACTGACCCTAAAGCAGAGATGTGGGCAGCTAAAAACCCTTGGTTTGGTAATGATACTGCTATGACTTATACTGCATTCGATATGCATAAAACACTCGTAGAGAAGGAAGGTTATGACCCTCAATCTGACGAATATTATGCGGAAGTTGATAAAAGAATGAGACTTGAATTTCCAAATAAATTTGATAAGATAGATGGTAATTCTACAGAAAGAGCAAAACCTGCTCAGAATGTAGCCTCAGCTAAACGACCAAGCAATACAGGTCGCAGAAAAACTGTGAAACTCACTCCATCACAAGTAGCAATTGCTAAAAGATTGGGAGTGCCACTCGAAGAGTACGCAAAACAATTAAACGTGAAGGAAGGAGCGTAACATGGAAGATAAAAAAATAAGAACTTCTCACGCGAGTCAGACAAGAGACAAGGTTAAAAGACCTACTACTTGGACTCCCCCGTCATCTTTAGATGCACCCCCTGCGCCTGATGGATTTAGGCATAGATGGATAAGAACCGAGACTATGGGCTTTGATGATACAAAGAACATGTCAGGTAAAATAAGATCTGGATGGGAGCTTGTAAGAACAGATGAATATCCGGGTGTTGATTATCCAACACTGAAAGAAGGAAAATACGCAGGAGTCATCGGAGTTGGTGGCCTATTGCTGGCTAGGATACCCGAAGAGGTTGCCAAAGCTCGTGAAGCATACTTTAGACAACAAACTAAAGATAAAGACGAAGCTATCAACAACGACCTTATGAAGGAACAGCACCCAAGTATGCCGATCGATCAAGATAGGCAGACACGTGTAACCTTCGGTGGTACAAAGAAAAGCTAAAATCTTTTAGTAATTTCTAAATCACTGAAATTTTTATAAGGAGAAAAAAATATGGCTAATACAAACAGTCAAGGATTCGGTCTTCAGCCGGTCATGAGAGTAGGTAACACACCTGCTATTCAAGGTCAGTCGAAGTACGAGATCGATGCTGGTGAAACAAACGCTATATTCAATGGAGAGCCTGTAAAAGTTGATATAAGTGCCTCAACAGGTGGTTATATCGTAACTGCAGCAGCTGGAACTGCTATGGTTGGAACTTTGAATGGAGTAACATACACAGATGCTACTACAAACAAACCAACTTTTAGTAACTTCTACCCTGCAGCAACTACTCCGGCGAATAGTGAAGACGTCACTGCATTCGTGAATGATGATCCTTTTCAAGAATACATCATTGCAACGGACGCTACATTAGGCGGCACGTTGGCGCTAAGAAAATCAAAAATTGGTTTAACTTATGCAACAACTGCAGCAGCAGGTAGCACAACAAACGGAAAATCTTCTGTTCAACTAGGTATCTCAACAGCAGCTACAACAGCTAAGCAATTGAGAATGGTTAGAGTAGCAGAGGACCCAGAAAACCAAGATCAAACAGCAGCTAACTGTTCAGTTGTCGTAAAAGTCAACTTGCATCAGTACTTAGTTGGATCATTGGCAACAGGCATATAAGGAGAAATAAATTATGGCAATATCAAGACAACAACTAGTTAAAGAACTAGAGCCAGGTTTAAATGCTTTATTTGGCCTGGAGTACAATAGATACGATAACGAGCATGCAGAGATCTATGACACAGAAAACAGTGACAGAGCTTTTGAAGAAGAAGTAATGTTATCTGGTTTCGCAAATGCACAGGTCAAAGCAGAAGGTCAAGGTGTATCATTCGATGATGCTCAAGAGACTTTCACATCTCGTTACCAACACGAAACAATAGCTCTTGCATTCGCAATCACTGAAGAAGCGATTGAGGATAACTTGTATGACAGACTTGCGTCTAGATATACAAAAGCATTAGCAAGATCGATGGCTAACACTAAACAAGTGAAAGCTGCAAACGTTCTTAACAATGCGTTCGACTCAAGCTTCAAAGGCGGAGACGGCAAAGAGTTATGTGCAACTGATCACCCAACAATCGCGGGAACTTTCTCAAATGAGTTAGCAACATCAGCGGATCTTAACGAAACTTCATTAGAACAATCGTTAATCGATATCGCAGGGTTCACAGATGAGAGAGGTCTTAAAGTTGCAGCTAGAGGAGTAAAAATGATTATTCCTTCTGAGCTTCAATTTACTGCTGAGAGATTGATGAAATCTCAAGGTAGAGTTGGAACAGCTGACAATGATATCAACGCAATCGGATCAATGGGAATGATCCCTCAAGGTTACGTAATTAACCATTACTTAACTGACTCTGATGCGTTCTTTATCAAAACTGACGTACCTAACGGTATGAAAATGTTTGTTAGAAGTCCAATCAAGACTGCAATGGAAGGTGATTTCGACACTGGCAACGTAAGATACAAAGCTAGAGAGAGATATTCATTTGGATTCTCAGACCCTAGAGGTATCTTCGGATCACCAGGAGCGTAATCTAAATAATTTAATGGGGCGCCCAAAAAGCGCCCCATTTTAAAGACAAAAGGTAAAAATCATGAAAACTTTCCGAGTACAAATCAGAGCATATGGATACTACGCTGACTTCAATATTGTGTCAGAAGATGAGGACAAAGCGTTTGAAAATGCACTAGTTGACAAGCTAGGGAAAAATGATATAGTCTGGGAAAAAAATGGATTTATTAGTAAATCCAAAATGTGGTTAACCTATGAGGAGGTTATAAATGACAGTTCAGGAGCTTTACACAAAGAAGAGGGAGCTAGAACTTGACTGGTCGCAGCACTATAATAGAGAGAAAAGATATACTCTAGATATGGTGAGAATTGATGACAGAATTAAACATGTCATCAGTAACATTAAATTGGCTGAAGCTAAAGAAGCTCAACAAATTAATAGAATAGAGGATGCTGCACCGGACGTTTCAGTAGCTACGTAATAAAAGGCTACATTTCAGAAAGCACACTTTCACTACGCAATCTCTTGCACTTCACATAAATCTAATATATAAAACAACTACTATACATTTAATCAGATCATAGACGAGTATAGTCGGCGGCCTAGAGACTATGATCGGAAAACTAGGAGGATATAAACATGGCAAATACTACATTTAACGGACCAGTACGTTCGGAAAACGGTTTTAAAACAATCGTTAAAAGTGCAACTACTGGTGCTTTAACTAATGAAATGACTTTTTCTCAGTACACTGCAACAGTTACTGTTGCTGATGGTGCTACTACAGGAAAAGAATCATCAATCGGAATACCTTCTAACTTCATACCTATGGGTGTTATGGTGGCTGTAACAACTGCGGCTACTAATTCTGTTACTTTGAATGATATTGGAACAGATGCAGATACTGATGGTTTCGTAGACGGAATTTCACCTAATGTGGCGTCCACAGGTTTTAAAGGATTTTTTCCTTGCAATGGAGTTTTAGGAATGTCTGGTGGAACTACAACTGCAGCAACTGAAACAGCAGATGAAGTAGAAGTGGTTGTAAGTGGTGATCCAGGAGCAACCGGTGTAACAATGGTTTTAAAATTCATTGGTATATCAAGCTCGTCTGACGCTAGTTAATAAATAATTTGTGGGGCTTCGGCCCCACTTAAATTTTAAGGAGATTAAAATATGAAATCAGATGTAAAAGCAGTAAGAGTTACAGGAACTGGTGCAGTTTTTGCTGGAAGAACAAGATTAAGAGGAATGATCTTAGCTTCTGATGGAGGCGGTGCTGGAACTATAATTTTACAAGATAACACTGACAGTACAACTTTGTTTCAAGGAGATTGTCCAAACGGTGATGTCTTTGCATTCAACATACCAGAAGACGGTGTAGTTTTTCCAGGCGGAATGAAAGTTTCTACTATTACAAATATTGCAGGCGCAACATTTTTAATAGATAAGTAGGAGTTTTAATGGCTACGATCACTTATACAGTCACTGTAGCAAGTGGCACTAACCAATATGGCACTGGTAATAAATTTTATATTAACGGTGAAGTAAGTCCTGTCCTTTATTTAGAGGAAGGTAATACATATATATTTGATCAGTCTGATTCTACAAACGCTACACACATTTTAGCATTTTCTAGAAACCCAAATAACGATCCAGCAGCCGCTTACACAACTGGAGTTACAACCACTGGAACACCAGGAACAGATGGTAAAACAACAATTGTT